CAACCATAATCTGATTGACTATGGCATCTTGTTCAAATTTTCTAATCATATTACTTCTCCTATAAAGTTAATTTGAAGTTCTATTAGAACATAGTTTTGGCCTGTTGTCTACAAAATGTATCTTTAGTTTTTTTTAGACCTTCCCTGGTAATCCGCAGCCTCTGGCAGCAATAACTCCCAGGGATTTGTGGATCTGTGTTATATTATGTGTATAGTTCAACCCGACCCGACCCGACAAAATACCCCGACAACCCGACACCCCGACCCGACTGGCTTTGTAGCCATTTTGTGCTTAATTTTATTTGGGCGATTGACCAAGAGAGGGGACAGATGCGATTAATCTCCAAAATCCCTGCATATAAATCATAAAGACAATATAAATAAGATACAAATTGTTTACAACAATACTTGACATATTGGATACAAATAGTATCATTAAGACTTAACTAACCATAAATATATAGGAGTAAATATGGGAACGAGAAGTAATATCGCTTATGAGCGACCAAACGGGCAAGTTATAGTGACATACTGTTATTACGACGGATACCCAAGTTATAACGGTGTAATACTTAATGAGAATTACGACACACCAAAACAAGCAGAAGAATTAGCCAATCAAGGCTATTTATCTTCTCTTAAACCTACCTTAAAAGATTCTTTAGAAGGTAGAGCAAACCATGATGAACCAATGTTATATCATTCATTACATTCATACTTGAATGACATTCAATGGGATATAGAATGGATCTATATTTTTAGGCGTGGACAATGGTATGTATGCGAGGGCATGGAAGTAGATGATAACTTCAAAATACTTGATAAAGATTTCATAGAGAATGACTTTCAACCCTTAGTTGATACGATAGCTAAATTAAGACTTAAAGAGGTGTCAGCATAATGTCAGATACACATAAACTTAAGTTCAGATCTAATAAGTCCCTAGTCAAATTGGCTAGGGATACTATCAAGGCAAGTAATTTTAAAATTGCTTATCGTGATAAATATACCGCAGAGAAATGCTTTTATCTTGTTAAAGATGATGGCATATATCTGATGAATTGTTATAAAGACAACCCTAACAAATCTAATACAGTTATTTATGCTAGTGGCTACAACCCAAAGTATAACGACAATGTTTGGGAAGATGCCAGTTATGTAAGTGGAGATGACTTTGCTGATAATATGTATTTTACTGATGACCAATTAGAACGCATTTCAACTGGCGGAGATATTGATATAACTATCACGCCAACATCATACGAGGTAAGAGCATGATACCAAGACCCATAAAGTTTCAATACCCTAATCCAATACCTGCACATTTACGCCATTTATCAGAGTGGCGTTTACGTGCTTTATTTTATTTATTTAGAGCGAGGTAATCATGTCAACATATTACAGACCAACCGAACCAATACCATTACAAGCAATCAAGGACAGCAAATATCTAGCTGAGGACAGAGAGTTTACAGTCCACAATGACAGAAAGATGCAATACTTTTGCTGTGAGGGTAGTTGTATTCATTACGCTTTAGATAAGCAAAAGAATGTCATTGACCTGTTTAGATATGGTGGCAACAATGCTGATGATATTTTAGATCCTTTATCAGATGAGTTTGAAGTAGATTTTATTTCTGAGCATGATGAGGAGTATGACGACTATTGCCACCCCGACACACCAGTTATGCAAATCAATATAGAAGATTTAAGGAGTATCTCTAATGACAACAAAAAAGAAAGAATATAGTTATTGTCCTATGTTAGGTGTTCCCTTATGTTGCATAAGTTGTGGGAGCAGAAATGTAGATGCACAAAAAGATTTATGTTTAGACTGTGATGCAGATGAAGGTATTTGTGCAGATGAAAGAGATGATTGATACAGTCTTTTATATCACGCTTGGTGTTTATGCCTTAGTCTACTTTGCATCTAATCCGACTGATGAGGAATAAATACCATATTAAAATAGTGCCATTTAACCCTGTAGAGCATGACTTACTAAGATACCAAAATATTGATGAAGTCGGCTTTACAGTAGGTTATCTAGTTTACCAAAACAACCAACATATCAAGTCAGCTTGGTTTAAGTCCCGTAAGAGCCTATTTAAGGCCTTAGATGATTTCTTGAACAATCCTAAGTAATTTGTTATATTTCAGACAAGGCATAGTCTGATTAACGTATTACTTCTCAACTCCTCTCCAAATTAGTTATGCCTTTTTATCTTTCTTACCACTAGACACAACCTCATAATGATTTAGTTCGCCTTTGTGTAATTTTTTTATAAATAAAGCCTCTACCTCTGGCAAAGTAAGTTTTATTGGATCTTTATCTGTATAGATTACAGCTTTAATCGTGTTCATCTTCTTTTTCTGGCAGATCTACCAGGTCTGGATCTGGATCTTTATTCTCTAAAGTAGCATCAACAACATTACCCATGAGCTGTGCTAACCTGGTTTCAACTTCTTCCCGACTCATTTGATCTACCTTACCGAACATAACTTCTTTACGATCCACTATTAGGCCCCCGACTTTCAATAGTGAGTTCTGGGCAGAAATTGCAGCGTTAAATGACCCTGCTTCAATAGCCTTGTCTCGAATATCATACAGATCCTGGACTGCCCGATCGTAGTTAAGTTCATACTTCTTCTTAGCCTCATTCATCAAATAGTTATACTCCTTACGAATAAGGGGTTTGTTCATAAGTTTATTAGCTGCTTGACGTGGAGATGTATAGCCTGCCTTATAGGCACACTCAACTAGAGATAGCCTGGGATTGTTGACCGAGATCCAAATAAAATTTCTTTGACGTCTATTGAGGGAGTTATCGAGATTGCAATACTCTATGGGAGCTTCTTCTTCAGAAGAGATTATAGGTTCATATTCTAAATTATTTTTTCTATATCCCATGTTTTGCATATTAGAGTAAGAGCAAGTTTTTAATAATACCTACCCCCACTTTACCCTAAAGTGTATTGTGAGGATACTTGAGAAGTATAGATCTAGTCAAGTATTATCTCATTTATTTAGTAAGTTTCTCTCAATCTCCTGTGACAAAAATGAAAAAAATACAATAACCCTCAAAGGTGCATTCTTATCATGTTTTTAGCTGTCATGACAAAATGACAATAATAGACAATAATCTATTTGTTGGCAGATTTGTCAATATATTGAGCTAAAAGCTCATCAACCAGCTTAGAAAGTTCCTTATCACCGAACTCTAAACTTAATTGAGATATACAAAAACTTAAACTAGCCAAAACGACATTGAGCTTATCTTCTCCCCTATAAACCATGTTATCAAACATAAGATCTAATCTGGATATTACTTCCTGGAGTGAGGGCTTGCCCATTTTGTCTTTGATTTCTACAATCTTTGGCATATCGCATCTTAACACGACTAATTGCCTATTTGTCAACTGTACTCTTGGTGGTAAGGACAATTCGACTTGTAGGGGGAATGAAATCGTGTGCACGCGTTATCCTTTCTTTTATGACATCTGCATTACAATCATCACAACAACGGCCGTCATTAATTGGTTGTGCATTATTACCATGCTCCCAAACAACTTCTCCGTCTTTGTTACGTAATGGTGCTATATGACCGCCACAAATACTGCATTTTACCTGGTTTAACTTAGTTACTTTCATAGTCCATATTCTTAAAAATATGCTTAATGACTGCTACTGTCCAACCATTACCAAGCATCTTGTATCTTTGAGTGTTGCTCACATGATTGGTGTAATCATCTGGGACTGTCTGCAATCGCTCACACTCGCGACAGCTAAGCTTTCTCCAGGTTAGATCTTCTGATTGAACACCTGTTGCATGAAAGGTGCCTTGTCTTTCAAAGTTTGCTCTTGATGATTTGTAATACTGTGATTTTATTGTTTGTGATTTATCTGGTAAGTTTTCAACCACAATACTATCTTTACCAACTGTTGTAATAGCGTTTGACTTATTATCTTTACGTAATTCAAGCATCTGTGTTGTCTTATTTGCTACAGAACTGCCGTCTCTGTCCATTCTTTTACCTTTATTATCGTAGGCTCTGCCACGAATTGCACCACCAGTGACTACCTTGGGCTCACGATTACCACCTTGACAAGTGTTTACTGTAGGAGACTTACCATCTGGACTATAGACTCTTTTGAGTATGTCATGTCCGTTGATGTCTGTTGCTATGCCTATTTGTTTGGGCTTTGTTTCTCTAATTGCTTTTTCATTTACCCACATATTGCCATTGCTACTGTTTGTTCTAAGGGTTGTTGATTTATCTCCTTTAACAGTCTTTTTATTATATGGATCATTAAACACTGCGTTTACATCTTCAACATACTTTTCAACTGATTGTTTTGATATATATTCTTTTTTAGTCTCTATGTATTGCTCGGTATTACTA